AGCTTGAACTGCTTCATCTCTTGATGGTGATCGATGATGACCCCAGAGAGCCAGGCAGAACGTCCCTGCTCCATCGGACCTCCCATTGAATTAACTGGACGTCGAGTTTTCTTAGGCACTTCCTCCCAGAGGGCGAAGGCAGCGTTCGACAGGTTCGCGGTTATTCCTGGCATCAGCTCGCCTCCTTCAGGAAGACGTCTAGGAGCCTCCGGCAGTGGGGGCAGGGGATAGTTACCTCGAACGTCCTTGTGAGGGCTGGAGTGTCGTCTACGGCCTTCATTCACTCATCCCCCAGGTAACGCACAACCATACCCTTGGACACTCTGAAGCGCCCGCCCTGGGGGTATGTTCGGCGTTGCTGTACCCATGTCCGGCATAGCCTGATCTGGTAGGTCATTCTATTCACCTTCTCCACATATCCAACCGCCGGCTCTACCCTTGATTCTGGTCGTCCGAAGCTGACTTTCGTTCCTACTACAATTTCTTCAATCTCAATCTCACTCATCTTTATCACCTGTGGAGGATCGGCGTTCAGTGTGGATGCACTCATGGACCGACCCTCCAATTGACGAGACGGGATTCCCCTACTTGAAGTTTTATTAAATAATATCCTCGCGGGGGGTATACCCAAGGATCAGCTCGCTTGGCTTCTGGGGCTTCGCCCCATTCAGCCACACCCCCTCCCGCCGGCGATGACCAGCCCACTTTAGCCACCGAATATCAAGATTCTCTAGTATTTTGAGTGAAATCGGATGATGAAGGAAGGTTCATGGACGGTAGAGGACCGGTAGACTGACATGGTAGCCACTGAACTGGTCATTTTGGGCGTTTTGAACGTCCTGACGCTGTCTGGACTGGTCGTTTTGGCTCTCTGGATCAGGAAAGAGCTCGAAGAAGGGCTCTCTGAACTGGATGGAGCTCTCGCAGCGGCCTTGAAGAACGCCATCGACTCGATCACAGGCGGTGATGTGATGGCGTTTGATCCCCCGAACCCGATCCAAGTCGCTATCAGTCAGCTAATCAGCTCCATGGCTGCTCAAAAGATGGGAACCGTCGAGGCAATGGTGACAGAGCGCGGACCAGGCGGCCAGTTCAAGAAGTCCATGAAAGACCTAGAATGAACTATAAACCTACTACTACGGTTTTTCAATCATGGCGAAGCGCGGACGGAAGAAAGCAAGGCGAAGAGGACCGAAGACTTTCAGTTTATATGACGCTGCAGTCAGTTATGGCAATCTGTCAATCCTGACAACTGGCCTTCTCGGATCCGGACCTGCGGAGGCGGTACTCGGCTCGTACGACATCGGCATGACGGAGACTCGGACTAGCCTGGGCATGGGTGATTTCGGCCGTGGCACTCAAACCCTGTCAACCCAGCTCACTGGGGGCGAGCAGATCAGCCTCTCCGACATCATGTACGCTCCACAGATGTCCTTCGACATCATCATGGGCAACGCGAAGACCAACATGGTGCCGATGATGCTGGCGGGAGTTTCTTTCAATTTCGGCGCGAAAATTTTTCGCAAGGTGATGCGCAAGCAATTCGCAAGTGCAAATCGAATGATCAAACCCCTGGGCCTTGGAGTGCGGATCTGAAATGGCCACTAATACCGTGAATGGGGTTCTCGTTTGTAGCGATGGAACTAACATCCCGCTGAAGAAGGAGATCGCCGAGGGAACTGAAGTCGACCTCACTACCGACACCGTTTACACTGTCAGTGCGATCAACGTCGGCGACTATGCGCCGGGCAAGGTCATTACCCACGGCCTAGTTACTGCAGATAATGGAATCTCATTTTCATATGTACTTTCTCAGGGTTTGGTGGCTGCAATCATCCCCGTGGGGTTGAAGGGCATCACAGCGTCGACCCCGGCGCTGCATGCCCCCTACCGCCTGCGGGCAGGTGATAAGGTCCGGGTGCTTACCCTGACCTCATCGGCGAGGAATGCTGCTCTGTGCTACTACACCAACAGAGGCGTATCAAGAATCGCGGTCGTCACGGTTTCCGGCGGAGCAACCAACGAGCTCCTGGATCTTCAGACTGGCAATTCGGTGGGAGATACCGTTTTCGGCCAGACCATCATAAGCGCCTTCTTCACGACGATTGACGGCGCGAAGATAGAAGACCAAGGCGCTTCAATCGTTGACGCCCTGGGTAACGTCGTCGGCTCTGTGTCGGCAACGGACCCCGCCAAGTTCCAGCCGGTGTCGAGTCCGGTCAAGTCAACGATCGCATTAAATTATGTGGCTCAGTTCCTCACAAACTCCTAAGAAAATGAGGTGCAGGGCTCATGAAGATGACAAAGGCGCAAGGTCGCAGAAGACTGGCTGAGATTCACAGCAAAGCAAAGAAGTTGTTCCTTAAGGGCTACATATCGACCAAGGATCTCGATGCCATAGAGCGCATAGCCAAGACCCGAGCCAAGCAGTTGAAGTGATAAAATGCCACTTCCTAACGCTGAAGCCCACTCGGGACGGGTATACAAACTGCTTCAAACGGAATCCCTTGGATCCATCAATGCCATTGGTGAAGGTGCTGGGACGATGGCCCGAGTCGGTAGCCCGATTACCATCGAGCAGCTTAACGAGGACGAACTCCGCCGATTAGTGCTCGTATTCCTCGCGCGCATAACAACCCAGGGCGAATGGGAGGGGCTTTTCTGATGACTCCACTACCTGATGCCGAGAAGAAATCCCCTCGTGTGTATACGCTGCTTCAGAACGTCGACCTCCAGAACGTCACGTTTGCTCAAGTGCAGGGCGTAGGGAATACGATATCGATCGAAGAGATGTCCGAGGACGAGCTGCGACGCCTGGTGCTGGTCAATCTGGCCCGTTTGTGCGTCAAAGGCGAGTGGGACGGCCTCCTCGGGACGTGATCCCATGTCCTACGAGAGCCGCAAGGCTATGCGAAAGGCAGAGCAGAACCAGAAGGCGCTACGCAAAGAGCTCGAACTAGATCGGTATCTACGGGTCGATGAGGATCCCTTCCCTTCAAAGAGAGTCTTCAAGCTCCTAAAGAACGTCGACCTTGAGACGGTATCATTCGACAACGTGCAGAACGCAGGCAACCCGATGTATATCGAGAAGCTTAACCGACAGGAACTCTTCGATTTATGCCTCGTCAACTTCGCCAGATTGTGCGTGGTCCAAGAGTGGGACGGCCTACTGTCATCGGGTGGCGGCGGCGGCGGCGAGGGCATAGGAGCGATTATCCCCCAAGCGAACATCGGGACAAGTTACACGCGGCATGTAGTGACCCATTATCCTATTACAGGTAACACCACAGCCTCCCAGTCAACAATTGCAACCACGAACTCACCAATGAGCCGCCCCTTCGTCGCTCCACAGACCGGAGATATCGCCGAAGTGGGATGCGTCATTGTCGGCAGCGCGGTCAATGCCATGCGTATCGGAATCTTCTCAGATAGTGAAATGGCCCCGCACGAGCTCCTAGGGTATGCCGACATCGATACAGGTAGTACGGGTAGCATATACCAAACGAGTTGGTCGAGCATTGTCGAAACCGAGAGGGGAACGGTCTATCACGCAATGTGGGTCCGAACGGACTCCGGTTCGAGTCCGAGTTGTGTAGCAGAAAGCAACGGTGGTCTTCAATGGACCTCTGCTTCAAGCGGGGTGGCTTCTTACGCGAATCAACAAGCCTGCTTGCAACTCTCAGGTTCCGACAATGACCTTGAGGCCACGGTCACGAAGACCAATCTATCCCCGACCTACCAAGACCCTCTGAGAATCTCCCTGAAGTATGCGTGATAACATGATGAATAGGCGCGTCCTGATTTACGACGGAAACGACGTCGTAGAGGACTCGGAGCGAACGGTCGACTGGCAAGAGATCCGAAACGCGAGGGATCTAGAGCTCGCTGCGTCAGACTGGCGAGCTGGAAAAGACGTCGTCCTTTCGAATAACTGGAAGCAGTATCGGGATTTATTGAGAACGCTCCCCCAACGCTTTGAGAATCCAAACGACGCAGCAGACAATTTCCCGGTGATGCCTGATGAGTAAAAGAAAACCTGACAAGGTCATTGAATACAGGATCTCACTTCAAGATTACGAGCGTGAAATGTTCACTTCGGCAATCGGCGCCTATCAGATGAACCGTATTCTAACCCCGATCATTACTCTGATGAACGACGTGACAGGAATGGTCGTCTTTCTCACTATCATAGCGGCTTTAGGTGTCACCGGTGTGACCTTCACCTTCCTAACTGCCATGTTGGTCGGAGACTACACCATTTCTGATGCAGTCGATCAATTTGCCACCCAGAGGCAACAGGCCATCGCAGCCGGCGCGACAGTCGGGATATTCGGTTTATCGAATCCACTGACAGCGAAAATCTTCGACATATTTGGTTTGACCCCTGAAGAACCATGAAGATGACCCTTCACATAGGGGGGTAACGACTACGATTTGGGGCCACCGGTCCCCCCAGAGGCTTGAAACTGCCAGTTTCGGAATCGAAGACGAGGATTCCGAATCGATCACGGAGCCAGTCACGGACCTCTGGTGATTTGACTTTGATGTCACAGCTCATGCAGACATTCTGGATCTCTCGGGAACGCAGGACTATGTTGGACTCGACATGACAGAGACCGCACTTCCATCCTTTGCCCCTCACTCGCTCGCCTCCAGTACGATCGCTTGCAGCTTGTCCCTGGATGCGGTCATGTCTCTGAGGTTGTTCATCAGTGACAACTTCTCTTCGAGCTCCGCTTGAGCAGCGAGCTTGAACTGCTTCATCTCTTGATGGTGATCGATGATGACCCCAGAGAGCCAGGCAGAACGTCCCTGCTCCATGGGGCCTCCCATTGAATTAACTGGACGTCGAGTTTTCTTGGGCACTTCCTCCCAGAGGGCGAAGGCAGCGTTCGACAGGTTCGCGGTTATTCCTGGCATCAGCTCGCCTCCTTCAGGAAGACGTCTAGGAGCCTTCGACAGTGGGGGCAGGGGATTGTTACCTCAAACGTCCTTGTGAGGGCTGGAGTGTCGTCTATGTCCTTCATTCGTCACGCACCCCCCACCATTCACCACAGGAAGGACATTGAACTAATTCAGGCATATTGTCAGGCTTCCCTCGCTTCACCCAATCCTGCACACAGCACATATTCGTCATTCAATCGCCTCTCTCTCTGGGCATATGCAGGCATTCAATCTAGCATTCCATTGTAGACCACATTTGCTGCACCTACAGCACTGCTTGTCATCCCAGAAGTGTCCGGGCTGTTTCGTTTTTTCATTCATCTTTATCAC